GTCAAGCTTGTACTCTTCAAGGTCGGCTTTCCATTCATCAATATCATTGATGAAATAGGCCTCAACACCAAAGATTGGCTTGAAGTCTTTGCCTTGCTTCGCCATCTTCTTGGCATGCAATACTTGATAAGCAAAGCCGTTCATGTTACCATGATCAGTCAGGGCTAAGGCTTCGCTACCATTGTTATAGGCAAAGTCCATGTGGTCTTGTGGATAGCCGAAACCATCAAAGGGTGACCCAACACCGCTATGGGCGTGTAGCCCAACAAATTTAATATCTTCCATAATTTCTCCGTTTTTTACTATATGTAATATAACATGTTCCAAAGCATTTGTCAAGTAGAAGATTTAAAGTTTTTTACTTTAGTTAAGCAAACGTCTGCCATTTCTATCTCTATACCATCTGTAACCCAGTGAACACGTATTACAGGATATCTCTCATCTGAATAGTCAACATAAGTTACGATCCCTAAATCTCCAAACATTTTCCATGGGCCAACTGGGTCTTGAAAGTGTGGTGTGTACTGTACTAAGTCTCCGACTTTAAACAACTTTGAATCGCTTTTTTCTTTCATAAGGAAGTTTTATTTGGTTAACTCCGAATATTAATCGATTGGACCAGACCATAAAAATTTGTTTTTCGGGACAATCTTGTATACAATACACAACCTGTCCAAGGTGTAAAAGCTCGCACTCACTGATTACTCTAAGTGTTTCGCCAGACCAACTCATTTTTACTTCTCACCAAGGCCAAACTCAATCACCAAAGGATTTGAGTCATAATGTTTACTCTCTAGCTTTGAAACTCTGGCCTCTAACACCACTAAGATAATAAACAAAACAACATTCAAGCCCAAGGAAACTGACAGTGCTATTCTTGCCAATGAACTATTCATATTTTTTGCTCTCCCAATAGTAACTAGTGGCAAAATTATTGTTTGGGGTCGGTCCCCACTGGATTGAACTCTCTGTATCTCATGATTCCCTTCCAAGGTCTCTTGATTTGCTCGGAAAGAGGATTACTCATATAATTTCGAAAATCATGCCAAGAGCCGACGTTACAGAACATTGAAGGTTTAAATTTATTACTTGAATCTAAGTCAGGGTCGGTAAAAACATCACTTAAATTAAAATACCTAGCTGAGTATCTTTTTTCTATTGGGAGTTTTGATCTTGGTATCCCTCTTTCGTCTAAAACTTCTGTTGTGTACATTCCAGTTCCTTTTTTTCTAATGTTTCTTCGGTATTTTATAAAGTCTGGGACGCCAAAAGTAAAGCTACAATAATAATCATCTTCAACTGTTTTATTGTCACACACCACATAAAAGTTTTTTGTTGAAGATATTTTTGCTCTGTGTTCTCTTAATTCTTCTACCGGAAAAACTCCGTAGGGGAATGAAACATAATATTTGCTTGGTGCCAACCATTTACTTAACTGTGTGGACACCTTTAGAGAAACTAGTGCGCCATGTATTACGCTCCACGCAAGGCAATCTCTTTTGTCTCTGTCTTTTGGGTGTATTGGAACATAAAAAATTGGTATCTGCTTTTTGTTCTCTGAAGGGAATTTTGTCATTCTACTGACATATACAGGGTCTTCGATGTAGTCTCCAATTCTGTGGCGAATTATTGGAGCAACATCGTCATTGCATATGAGCCATATCGTTTCGCAGCCAGCCATTGCACACTCATAAACAGCATGCTCTATCAGAGTATAGTTCTCAGAGATTGGCATCATACAGTCAGGGAAGTCCATATTATAGTCTAGTGATTGACCGGCGATTGGAACGATGCCTGCTAAGTGGAAGGCATTCTTGCTCTGAAAAGGCTTTTCGTTAATTTGCATAATGCTCCTTTTTTTCTTGGTAAAGCCAGCAGTTGGCCCAATGTTCTGTCCGGTATTAACTGCTCATGATATTCTCTATTAATGTGTTCAATTTTTATGGGGTCATATCTTTTTTTACCATAGTGGCCATAACCCTTACTTGTTCCTCTAATGCCAGCGGAAGACATCATGTCCCTAGTTTTCAAAGATGCATATCCTTCTGAATATTCCATATCAAAAACTTCTTGGGTTTTTGCCAAAGATATCGCTGCGACGTCTCTTTTGTTAACAACGCCAATCCTTTTGGACGGATAAAATATTAACTTATTTACAAGATAATCCTCTTTGTCCTCAAGGAAATCAATTGTATGGCTACCTCCGGACCTGACAGCAAACCAATCATAAATCCAAGTAAAGCCTGTAAATTTATTGTCAAGACGGCTTAACTTATTATAACTAACATCTACTCTGCGCATGTTCTGTGTTACCACTTTTATGGTGTTGTTCTCGTACCTCAGTGTCTCAATTGAATTGGGAAACGTTATAAATCCACCCATGGACAACAAAAAAGAAAGTCTCTCCCAAAGTTGAGAGGAGTTAATCTTTTCGTCTTTGCCATAACCCAAAAAGGAAAAATCTAAAGAATCATCAACTTCCATAAAATCAGGTGGTGGTCTTGGAACATCTATAATCAAAGGAGTTTCCGTTAAGTAAGAGTGCAACAAAGTAGATAAAGATCCGCCGATGTTTAACTTATCAACGTGAAATGTGTGACTTGTCACTCATCACCTTCCTCAAAATATTTATCTAGCCCCTTTGGGTTATCGGGGTGATCATTACTTTCCATTCTTTTCAAAAAATCCTCCGGTATGTCAGTTAATAGCTCAAGACCAAACATGATCTGGTATGTGCTATATTTTATAGTAGTGTCGGAATTGGTACATTCGTAAATATGATCTTCGGGGCCTGCTATAATGATTCCGACTTTAGCAGGGTTTGGGACGACTACTGCCTTTCCAAAAGAACTTAGCACCACTAGATCCCCTACGCAGAATCTTTTACAGGACACCTCTCAGTTCCCTATAAGATGAGACCGTTATCGGCCAAAGATTCGTGGCAATTTCCAAACACGCTTCTGCGACTTTTTGGATTTCCCATTGTGCTCCCATATGCGTTCGTAGGTCAATGAATTTAAGTAGGTTATTAAGATTAACTGTTCCATAGTATTCCGTATATAAATTTTGTGGTAAAACCATTCTTGCCTGTTCTCGGCAAACACCAGCGTTAAGTAGTGTGTTAAATAGTGTAACTGATTCTTCAGTTGCTTTTTTTATTAAACTTGATGCCCTAACATCGTATCCAGTGGCATGTAGGTCTGGTATGATAACTGGGTCAATTAATTCGTTTTCATTGGATGCTTGCCGATTAGACTTGTGTTGCGTCCTAAATAATGACGGTTCGTAAAAACTTAAATCTTTGTCAGTATAGCGACGAGAAATTTCATTATAAGACCAAGTTCTATGACGGTGGTGCTGACTACGCACAAAAAGAGGTACCACAAACCTATATGTAACAGAACAGTGTTCCAAGGTCGAGGTGTGTCTGTGTTTGATGAGGTATTTAATAAGTTTTCTGTCTTTTGCATCGATTGTTTCCTTGTGTTTGCCAAATGACACTCGAGCAGAATTAACCACCGTAATGTCTTCTCCCATGTGTTGGACATATTCAACACAGCCTATGTTGTCGTCATATAATTCAATACTTTTTTTCACTATTCCCCCGATCCGTACAGGGGAATAATAAACTTTTTGCCTGTCTTGATGTCATAGCTATAATAATCAGTTGCATTCGCGGCATCTTCATGTTTTATAACTGTTGTGGCTGTTACAGAATTAGGGTCAACCATTTCGCCCTGATCGGAGTCATAGTTAATCTGCATCATCATAAACTTAGGCAAGTCTTGTCCCCAAACATATCCCCATTGTTGATATTTTCTATTTAAGTCGTGCATCTGGTCTCTTGTTGGGTTTAAAATTAAGACAGAATCTTCAGGGCTTCCAAACATTCCCCCAATTGCAATAAACTTAAGCCCAATGTCCATAAGGTCTTGTTTGAGTTCAGAGTCAAGTCTTGCATTAACATCGGGTGCAGTTGGTTGGGCTCTGGGGTTTTGGCCAGACATAATACCGATGGTTGAAACACTAGAGTTTTTACCCTCTAAGATATCAATAATCTCATCATATGAATCCCTCTCTTGTTGTTGTGGCTGTTGGTCGTCGCCCAAGGCAGCTTCACCAATCTGCTCAGAAAGCAACATTGATTTGCCTTTCTTTTCCGTTACCACCTCCTTTATTAAGGATCGCAAAGTTTGTTTTGTTAATTTCATTTGTTAATTCTCCCAAAAACATAATTTTCTAATACTAAATAGAAAGAACTGCCGTCAATCTCAATTTTGTGCAACATTCTTCTCTCAATCAATAAAGTATCATTAACTTCCAATAAATCATGAAATTTTGAATCTGGTGCAACAGCTATCACAATCGCTGCGACATATGGTGACATTGGTTTTTCATAATCAGTTGGCAGTACAACAACACTAGCCGCTGGCTCTGGTTCTTCTATGATGTCAACTACTAGATGACGATTAAATGGTTCGAAATACATTTTACCTCCTTTATATTGTGCATGTATCGTTAGTACAAAATTTTGACCCCACTCCGCCTTCTTCAGTGGTTATTCTTTGAATTGGAGTAACACTTGAAATCATCTTTTCGTACTGTTCTTTAGTTATTGGCTCATATGGAGCCTGTTTGTAGCCTGTCTCTTCATATTTTAAAAAAGAAACTGCTTTAAGTCTTGTTTCATACATTTCCAAAGCCTCTTTAATTTGCTTTGCTTCGTCTTGTTTGAAAGTCACAGTGATAGACACACTGTTGTCAGCCCAGTAATGTTGATATTGAGCAGCAATTTCTAATTGTTCCCACATAGAAACATCACGCTTACCTTTGGTAAAGTGTGGCTCTTTTACTGGAAACTCTACGCACAAAGTGTTTGGCGAATAAGCATCTTTTTCTATTTTATATCCAGCCTCTTTAAGTGGAGGAATCAAATCAGAAGTCTCAGAGAATCTGATTCTACGAATATAATATTCGTCCTCTGGAAAGTGAATGCCCGGAGTTGAACCGTTCAACAAGGATACGGTTCCTGATGGTTTAATAGAAGTCATACGAACTGAACGTGGGATGCACAACCAGTCTGAATATTCGTGGTCGAGTTCTTTTACGTCTTCATATGCACTATCGCACCATTTATAAAGATTACGTCTACCAAATTTGTTAAAAGCTTGAACAACTCCAGACTGTGATAGTCCAATTCTTCTATTCTTTAACATAATTGCATTGGTCTCAGGCCAATGAGTGTTGATCAAAGTTACTGTCTTTCCATACAGATAAGCAATCTTCAATGTTCTCAGGTAATCTTCATAACTATCGTGCTTTGCGGGGAATGTCTCTACAAGACAACACAACTCTCCGTCTTCAAGTTGCTGCTCAACACAGGGATTAAAACCCATGACTTTCATGTCGTCATAGCGCAAACCGTCTTTCATACGACCATAGGTTCTTGCGTTCTCAAGCCAGATATATCCGGGCTCTCCGTTCTTTTGGCTTTGTTCGGCATGCCATTCATAGTCCATACCCACCTTGGCTTCAAAAGAATTATTGGAGCCCCAACGGTGATGATAAAGCTTTTCTTGGTCGTCTTTCATTGTAAGATAACTTTTGTCCTCAGCTTGACCAAGAGCAAGAGCAGCGGAGCGACGAACATTACCAGCTACAACACAGCGACCAATAAGGTTTTCAGTATCAACAATATCAACAGAAGAAATCTCTTCTCCGATCTTTGTCGAATATAACTCTTTTAAGTCTTGATGTAGCTCAATTAGAGGATCTGCTCCACTTGCAGTTCCACCAAAGCCCTTTATGGGGGCACCGAACTCTCGTATCAAGGAGTAGTCAAATTTGGGCACTTTTTTACCCAAGAAATAACCATCCAACATTAGGTGTACAGAGTTAACCCAACCTTCACGACTGTCTTCGATCATGTGAATATCGTTAGTCCACTCTGGTTCTTGGATTGTAAAAGACCCTGCTCCAAGTGTGTCAAATCCAACACCAATGCCAACCATGAGGGCATCCATCATCCAAGCGAAAAGGTAGCCACCCTTAGAACCTAAGTCTTTGGTTGACCTAAATGCACAGTTGAATAGTCCTGCGCCGGTTCTTTCATAAATAAACTTTGTACCCATCATCCATAAGCCTCGACCCGGAGGTGTCCACTTAAGTGTGAAAAGGCGGTCATAAGCCTCTTTAGCTGTTCGCTGGGCTTTAGCGTCATTCCACTCTAGACCCGTAGCGACGACGTGCCGCTTCTGTATATCAAACATACCTTCGATAACTCGACGACAGGTTTGGTACCACTCTTCAGTTCCTGTTGCGCTTGGGTCAAACTCACTTAAACGACGAGCATATGTACGCTTGAAGGTTATATAACCAACAGGACCCCAAGGAACCTCTTGTTCCTTGTATTGATTTATAAACTGATCTGACAGTTTAAATTTTCTAACATTAATATCTCCTAATTTCACCACTGTTTACTCCTATTTGTTTTTACTTTTTTCATATTTTGATTTTAGGTATTCAAGGGCAGTTGCCGTTGATTCTGGAACGGCATCAGCCATACTTTCTTCGGTGTTTTCCAACACCTTCATGCACACATTTGACCAATCTGCAAAGACGGGAAAGATAAATCCATCAGGGCCGTTTCTATTTTTAGCTATAAATACTCTCCCCTTGTTGGCTTGTTTATCTTGTATTGTCCTAGAGAGAGAAAATATAAAGTCAGCCACGAAACACTTATTAAAGGCTTCAGATATTGACTCCATTGTAATTACCTCTGCATTTAAACCTGAGCGATTAGTTTGAGAAGCTGTCCAAACTGGGCAGTCATATATTTGTGCAATCGCTCTGAGTTCTTCATAAATGCTTTCAAGATCGTGTCTTTTCTCCCTTGTATTCTTAATTGGTCTTAACAGGTCAGCATAGTCAACTATAATTAAATCTGGCTCTATGCCTCGCTTTTTTAGCTTTTCAATGTGACTCTTTATCGTTGAAGTCGCTGCTGACTTCGTCGGATATTCCTTAATAATTAGTTGCCCATCGATGTCTTGCACAGTGTCAAATATTTTTTCTTTGTTTCTCCACAAGTCATTAAGTGCAACCCCTGTTATACAAGAATCATATCTTTGACCGACAACAGTGTCTGCCAACTCTAATGTATAGTGCACAACAATTTTACCATCTTTTACTGCTTGGCTACCTAAGTGAGCAAGCACCATTGACTTACCGGCACCAGTTGGGGCTATAACCACTCCTAACTCTCTCTTACCCAAGCCGCCTTTGCACAGGTCATCAATTCTTTCCCAACCTGTTGAGACTGGGTCTCTTGCTTTTACGACAAACCTTTGTTCAAAGTCCTTAAGGTAGTCATGACCGAAATTGTTCTCTACACCTAGTTTTAAAGCATCATCGATAATCTTTTGTATTTCATCAAATGATGATGTCTTTAGAAGCTTTACTGATGCCATCATCGCTTCTTTTAGAACCTGCTTCCGACAAAAGTCAATAGCCTGTTCTTTGATATAATCTTGACCCTGTACAGAGCCCGACATCACCCTAGCAAAATATTCACGAACCTGTTTTTGAACTGCGTCGTTATGTTGACGAAGCCCCGACTTTAGCATAGTTGCCATAATGTCGTAACTTGGGTGTGTATTATATCGATTTCTGTAACTGAATATTGTTTCTGTAAAAACTTGAAGATACTTCAACTCTAAAAAGTTTATATCCAATACTTCTTCCAATTGATCACAGAAAGGTCTGTCCTCCAAAATCAATTGACATAGTTTCTCTTGAAACGTTTTTCCGAAATGAGACAAAGTCTCTCTTTGATTTACCATATTATCCTCCAATAACCTGTAATAAATATATAACCCATTTTGCTATTCTTGTCAAGTAACAAATTTGATTTATTTTTTTTATTTTCTTACCACGATTGCTCGCTTGAAATATTTTTCAACAAAGTGTATAACTCATTGAAATTTATAGAACCTTGTCCATCAGCAAATAGCATTTTTACAATATTTAACTTAACAAAGTCAAACTCAAAATTTACTATTTGAAAATCAATAGATTGCTTATTAGTGTAAGAAATCGTAGGATTATAAAGTTGCATGATAGAATAATTCTCGTCAATTAATTTTTCATTTTCAATAATGTTTTTCTGTGCGGCGCTTAACTTATCTTTAGTTTGACAATCAGAGATTATAGACTCTGTGTCATATCTTCTACTTTCTGAGAGCCAAGGGAAGAGTTTAGCTACGGTCTTCATTCCAACTCTTGGAACTCCCGCTAAATTATCTGACTTGTCTCCGACCATGGCTCGGGCTAATGCATAATTATTTGGGTGAATCTTATCTTGCTCTAACAATGTACTAACGCTGATAAAAGTGTTCTGTATTGGGCGATATACTGAAGTCTCATCAGACACCAGTTGAAAGAAGTCCTTATCACTCGAAACTATAACTTTTTTCCAACCGTCATAATAGGGTTGGTGCACAATATGCCCAATTAGGTCATCAGCCTCAATCCCATCAATTGCAACTTGTGCAATCGGCATCTCATTTAGATATTCATAAAGTCTAATCTGTTGATATATTCTATTCTCGTTTTGAGAAGCAGGATCTAGTTTGATCATTCTTCTGTTAAACCTCAGAGGATTTCTACCCTCTTTGTATTTTTTGTTTTTTGCCTTCTTTCTTTGTGAGCCTCCGACACCGTCCCAACAAACAACGATTTGATCTGGTTTCATCGTTCTCGTTATTTTTTGTAGGGACTTAAGAAAACCAATGCATCCTCCGATTGGGACTCCTTTGGTGTCTAGAGTTGGATTGACGACATAATTTCTAATAAACAAATTTAATGCGTCAATCAATATAACCTTCTTCATAAAAAAACCTCCGTGTTATTATAATATAACACGGAGGCCAAGGTTTGTCAAGTATTTTTATGAAGTTTATTCACCTAAATCGATTTCAGATGCGTTCTGGTCAAATCGATGAATAATAACCTCATTCATCAGGTCATAAACCATTTGACGAAAATTATCGTCTTGTAACTTATCCATCCACTTAGAGGCTTGGAACTTATGCTCCTTACCCTTTTTGTCAACCAAAGTATACCAAGCACCCGCTTGTTTTAACTTATCGGTTCCAGATAACTTCAATGCTGTAAACCAGCTTTCTTCGTCCTGTATACCGACGTCAGAACCCCAAAGAATTTTAAAAGTAGCTGTTCGGCCCTCAGAGCCAAAACGAGACTTCTCTAATTTTATCTTCACCTCGGAGCCGATTCGAAAACCTGCTTCATCAGTGACCATGGCATTCTTTGCTCTTCTCTTTGTAAGCCAGATTCTAAGCGAGCAAAAATATTCAATCGCCTTTCCTCCGGGAGCAATAAACGGTCTTGTCATAGCTTCAGCCACATTGTTTGTGATGTTAGTCTTCAATTGATTGAGAAGAACTAATGCTGATTGCTGGTTGGCCAAAGGAATGGTTAGCTTTGGAAAAGCCTTTGCAAAAATCCTTGGCTTGACAGCCATACTTGACTGAGGATTAAAGTCACCCTCAATATCCTTTTCTGAAGCAGTAGCAGCAATAGAATCCCAAATGAATAACCATTGAGTCTCTGGTGCCGCTGACATGAGTTCTTCAATTGTCATCAATACTTTCTCAACTGAAACAGCTTGAACATACATAGTGATACTTAGATCACAACCTGCGCGTTCCAAGAAAGCAGGATCTAATGAAGACTCTGCATCAAAATAAACTACTTGCATACCCATTTTCTGTGCATTCGCAGCAATTTGCGCCGCCATAAATGACTTGCCAGTAGCAGAAAGGCCAGCTATTTCTGTGATTTTACCCACGGGGATGCCAGCCATTTTACCCCTACAGATAATTGAGTCCAACCAACGAGAACCAGTTGGAATCCACTGTTTAACTTCAGTAGGATTATCTTTTGTTAGATCATGGGCAACATTCATGCCAGTCGTTTTATTGATTAGCTTTCGCATTGCTGCTAGATCCATCTTACCCGGTTTTTGTTTCATTTGTACCACCTTACCCATTTATTCACCCCGCTTGAGTGATTCCGCAAAAGATACAAGATCGTTTGTGGACTTAGAACCAACAGATTGGTTCACAACTTTGCCGTCTTTAATCAAAACAAATGTTGGGATGCTTCTAACGCCAAATTTTGCAGCCAACTCTTTTGACTCATCAATATTTATCTTGGCCACAGTAATTTTTCCCTTTAAATGTTCAGCAGCTTCCATTACTTTTGGCATCATCCTTTTACAAGGTGCACACCAGTCAGCATAAAAGTCGATTAAGACAGTTCCCTTTGAAGTTTCTGCTTCAAAATTCGCCTCATTTAAACTAATAATCATATTTTACCTCCAAATAATAAAGGCATCTGTAAACCCATGCCTTCCTGCGGTTTTATATTGTCTTACTCAGATTCTGTTTCTTCAGAACCTTCTTGCTCAGAACCTTCAGATTCTTCTTCTGTCGAAGCTTCCTCTTCAGATTGTTCCACCACTTCTTCTGAACCGGTTTCTTCTTCTTGCTCTTTGTCCCCGCATGCGAGGAAGAGTGTCAATAGTAGCATATGTTTCTCCTTTTTTTACTACGAGGCATCATGATTAGCACCTATGCCTCCCTGTGGTGTAAAAATTGCTTTATTCCACACTTAACAGTTCTATGTCAAAATTAATTTCTTTCCCTGCAAGTGGGTGGTTAAAATCTAATGTAACCTCAGCTTCTTTAATCTCTTTAATCACAGCCCTTAAAGGGTTTCCATCTGGGGATTGTCCGTGAACTATATTGCCCACAGTAAGTTCCACCTCTGGGCCGAAAGATGTTTTTGGTATGTCTTGAACGGCTTGATCATTAACCTCACCGTAAGCCTCAGTAGGCTTTAGAGAAAGAGATTTTGTTTCTCCAACTTTCATTTGCTGCACTGCTTTCTCAAAAGCAGGTAGTATCTGGCCACCTCCTAGTTTAAAACTAAGTGGGTTACCTCTTGTTCTAGAGCTATCAAACTCTGTGCCGTCTTTAAGTGTGCCAACATAGTGAATGTTGACCGTTTGTCCATTTTTAATATTCATTGTTTTGTCCTTTGATTATATTTAATAAAAAAATGAGGCATCTATTTAGTCGTCTTATTCGTAACGCGACACAGCCATGCCTCCCTGTACTGAGTACTGTTTTAGCTACCCATTCATCAATTCTGCAAAAGCTTTATCAACTTTTGAATCTGAAGCTGTATTGTATTTCTGCGTCTCACTTGAGGTTGCTTCAGAGGATTTGTCAGTTGACAAGTATTCTTCCAAAATGGCTTGAACCTGTTCTTTGGTTTTACGCTCAAACATAGATTCAATATCTGGGATACTGTCAAGTAACTGAGCACAGTTTTCAACCATATCATCGCACAACTCAGATGGTCGGCGACGAGGCTTCAGCAGAGTCTTTGGAAAGGAGCCGGGCGTACCGGGCACAGTATAATTAAGAACAATATCTGTTCCTGTTTCGGGATCAGTAATATCACCATAATCAGGATCAAGAACATAGCCTAGTAGAGTTTCGTAAGCCATCTTTCCATATGACCAGACCTTTACTCCTTCAGCCTCATGGCCTCGGACAAGAATGGGTGAAAAATACCTCTTACGAGCAAAAAGCTTTTTAGCTTCTTTTTTAGCCCTATCATCGTTATTGTCTACTCCGTCGCGCCAAAGGGTTGACGCAAAGTCACAGATTGGACATTCCCCTCCATGAGTTCTCTTTTCACAAAGAATTCCGGGGTTTTTGCCGACATTGTAGTGGAAATGGAACTCCTTAAACGGGTCACCGTCTGATGTTGGAAGAATCCGAATAGTCTGATCTCCCTCTTGTGGGCGCCACTTGGTGCTGTCGGTTTTTTTGCCTCCATTTTTGGAGGCTTCGAGCTTTGCTCGCATTGCTTCTAGATTAATAGCCATATTTATTTCTCCTT